TGGCCATCGCCGGAGGGCTGCTGGCCGTCCCCGGAGGGCTGCTGTGCGCCGGGCTCGCTCTCTATGGGCACATCGCGGTTCACAGGGCCGGTGCTCTCGGTGGTGGTGGAAGAATCGTCCTTGGTGACCTTGTCTTGGTCGTGGTTATAATCCACGCTGATATCCGGGTCGCCGATCACATCCACAGCGCCCTCGCTCTGCTGGTTGGTCACCGGATCGGACGACACACTGGCAGCAGCAACGGGTGCAGAAGCCGTGCTTTCCCCTTCCGATTGGGGCGCGCTGTCGGGTGCGTCATTCGAGACGGCGTTCACCTCATCTGCCGCATTCGCGATCAGGGGCTGGGCCGCAACACATGCGGTCAGTGCCATAGACATTGCAGCAACTTTAAACTTTTTGTTCGTCATGATCCCAGGTCTCCTTTCCTGTCGCCATGTGTATGATAGTCCGATAAATCGGACGGCTGAAACTGTTTCCCCCAACTACTTACGTTATAGCATTTTCGGGAATTTTCGTCAAGAAAAACTATCCCGTAACGTTGAAATTCTGCGTTCTGTATAAATCAGAACCCCGCAGATTTGGCACTAATTCCAAGGGCTTGTTGCACGTTTGACGCGATTTGTTGCAGACGTGTGCGTTTATGTGACGTTTGTGTTGCAGATGCATGGAATTACCATAGAAATTCCTCCCTTTCGTTCCTGTCTGGATTATACATGATTTGGGCGCGAAAATCATCAGAACCTGCGTGAATCGCCCTCGAACCTGCGTGAATCGCTCAAACGGACAGCAAAAAAGCCCCGGGAAGGGCCGCTGCGCACCTCCCGGGGCTGCTGTAAAAGATGGCTAAAAAAGTAATACTTCCAATTTAAAAAGTATTACTTTTGCACCGTTCGGGTGTTGATTCACTCGCCTTTCTGCTTCAGGCGGGCGTATTCGGCGTCTGCCTGAATGGCGGCGGCGGTGAAACTGTTGTTGTTCCACCAGCTCACCAGCGCGGCCACGGTGGTGATGCCGGCGGTGACCAGCTGCTCCACGGTCTGGCTCTCGATGGGCAGCACGGGCTTGCCGCAGGCGCTCAGCAGCTGATTGGTCAGGGCCAGCAGCAGGCAGGCGGTGCGGGCGATGGTTGCGGCGGAGATCTTATGGATGTTCATGTCAGTTCCTCACTTTCTCGTTGTGTTCAAGGTCTGCGATGCGGTGGTTGGCCACCTTCATCTGTTCTTCTAAGATGGGTACGCGGCGGGCAAAATTGTTATGCTCGCGCACCTCGCGGGTCAGTTCTTCCAGCTTGGTGTCGGTCACGGCCTGACTGCGGCTGTTGGCGATCAGCACACCGATCAGGGTCACGGCACCGGCGATCACGGCGGACAGGATGCTTTCCACTGGCCTCACCCCCTCAGCCTGTCCATCGGCTCTTGACGGGGCGCACGTCCACATGCACCCAGCCCGCTGCCCGGCCCGCCTTTGCCGGGTAGCGGCCAATGCCGCCGGTGCCGGGCAGCAGAGTTTCCGCATAGGCGGCAAGCTGCTCCACCGGAACACCGGCCACCCGGATGTCGGCGGCTCTGCCGTAGCAGTGCTGGCTGTAAGGGGCACCGCCCACGGCCTTGTTGTGGGCGGCGGTGCGGTAGCCGCTGGTAATGACCACCGGCGCACCGAAGTGATCCCGGATGTTCTGCAGCAGCTGTACCAGCGCACTGTCCACGAAAAGCGGGTCGGAGCCGTCCCTGCAGGCAAATTCCCGCACCCGGAAGCTGCGGCTCAGCAGGGCATTGCCGTCCTTCCGGCGGGAATAGGCGTTAAGCATGGGCGTCCTCCTGCAGCAGGGCTGCCACCGCGTCCCGCAGCCGGGCGGGGACATCGTCCGGCGTTTTGAGTCCCTTGCGGATCAGGGTCGCATAGATCTTTGCCATCAGGCATCACTCCTTTCATACAGTTCACACAGGGCAAGCTGCAGGTCGGTCAGCTGCTGCATCAGGTCGGCTACCGTCTCCGGAAGCTTTTCCCGCTGCTGCTGCTTTTTGCGCGCTTCTTCCTGCGCAGCCAGCTCCTCGGCGGTGTAGCGGATGTACCTTTTAATGGGCAGCTGCTCGGTCCACGCGGGCCTTGCCGGTACGCCCGGCACATCCACCACCCGCTGCACGTCCCTGCCGCCGCCGGAGTATTCGGCCACCGTCTCGTAGTGGGCAACCTCGGCCACGGCCTCCTGCGCCGGGTGCTCCAGCGGCTGGGTGTCGTCGGTCAGGTAGCCCAGTGTCAGGTCGGGGTTTCCCACGACCGCGCCGGTCTCGTCAAGAATTTTCATAAGTCAAAACCTCCTTTCAGGCCACGCGGTGCCAGATGTGCACATAGTAGGCGGCGGGCTGCACGGTGGTGCTGCGGCCATAAATGGCGTTGGACTTGGATGCGTCAAAAGATACGGTGCAATTACTGCCGTATGAACCGCCTTCGTAACCAGCCAAACCGCCATTGTTTGTGTTCATAGAAAGAGCGCCACTGTTAGATAAATTTGGGTATGCTGTGCTCGCCACACCAGAGAATGAGCCCTTGAGGTTCGGCAGACCGGCCTTAACAGTGCTGCCTGCTGCGTGGGTGCTGGACGCGCCCATCAGCACTCGCTCGGACGCGATCTCCTCCCAGCTGCCGCCGAACAGTGCGGCGGGGCTGGTGGGGTCGGTGCTCTGGTAGATGCTGCCCACGGGATACGCGCCGGAGCTGGGGGCCGAGAGCAGCGTGTCGATATCTTCCTTTGTATAATAGGAGGAAAGATCGGCACCGAGGGTGCGCAGGGCAGCGGCCTTCTCGTCCGCCGTCCATTCCCCGGCAGAGGCGGCAGCGGTCAGGGCCTTTTTCACGCCGTAGGGCAGCAGGGCGGGGGTCAGCGGCAGAACGGTGCTGTCCATGCTGTCCAGCTGGCTGCGGTCAGCGGGGGCCGTGGTCAGGGTGCCGTCACTGCGCACGTTGATGCCGCAGGCCGGGTCCACCCGCACTGCTCCGGGAACCGATGCGGTGGGTACGGTGCTGCTGCGCAGATAGGGGGACAGGTCCGGCATGGCGGCGGTGTCGGTGAGCACCGCTCCGGTGTTGGGGTCTACGCTCAGCACCCGCAGCAGCTGGCCGGACACCGGCTGCGCAGGGCAGGGCAGTGCGCCCACCTCCTGCGCGGTGAGCTTTACGATGCCGCTTTTGCCGTTCACGCTGACCACCTGCCCGTCCGTGGGCACAAGCTCTTCGGCGCGGGCGGCAGCGGCCTCTGCACGGGCAGCGCACTGGGATGCGTTGGCGCTGTCGGTGCTGGTGCGCTGTGCGGCGGTCTGGGCCTGCGCTGCGTTGGCCGCGGTGGAAGCTGCACTGGCTGCGGCACGCTGTGCCGCCGTGGAGGCGCTGCTGGAGCTTTCCAGCACGCGGGCCACGAACTGCTCGTACAGCGAGGGCGGCAGCTCCTCTGCGTCATCATCGATGGGCAGAATGGCGTAGCAGTCATAGCTGCCGGGCCGGGTGTAGGCGGTGTAGCCGTTTTCACCCATGGCGGCCAGCATCCACTGCCCGCCGGTGCTGCCGGTCAGGCGGCGGTCCACCGTGACGCGGTGCTGGGTGTCCAGCGCCACCGGCGCCAGCAGGGTGCCGTCGCTGCGGCGCAGATACAGCGCAAGGGAGCACCCGGCCCATGCGTCCGGCAGCTGGAACAGCAGCTCGTCCACCCCGGCGGCGTTCTGCGCACCGAGATGCAGCCGGTGCGGCTGGGCAAGAAACTCGGTGCCGCCGCACTGCTTTTGAATGATCTGGATCTTCACTTGAAAACCTTCCTTTCTGTTTTTTGTTTGATTGTACCGCGGCCGGACAGCGGCGGCGAGGGTGTATATTTTTTCCACCAGTTTCTGTGCTTCGGCATTTTGCCGGAAGGTGTTTTTCGGGGGAAATTCGCACAGATCCCGGTGGGGCAAAGGCGGGGCAGCGGAAGGGAAAGCCGCTGTGCAAAACCAGCGATTCAGGGCCGCTTGCCGTGCTGCCGGAACGGCCCAAAAGTGCAGTTTCCGGTGCGAAAAATCCAAAATAAATGTTAAAAATTCATGAACAAAACATCCCACAAAACAAAAGGAAAATCGGAAGGAAATAACCGAAATAACAATAATTTGGAGAAAACAATGTGTAAATTGCACAAAAAATATCGTCAAAAAACTAACGAAAAGCGGACCCCTGATTTGACAAACGGCCTTTGGACTGGTAAAATAAGACCCGCTCAACGGAGCCAACAAACGTTGCAGCGTCTAAAATTTATCTGGATGAAGTGAAAACCATCTCACACATGGTGCGGCGCGGGCAGATGCGGCTCGGGCCGGGAGGGAAATGACACCTTCCGCAGCGGAGTCCAAATTGCATACGATGCTCGGTCTTATCATAAAGAGGGCATCGTATTTGATTGTGGGGCCAGAGTGCTTCTGCCCGCCCCGCAGTCCGGGCGGCCGGGGCATGGAACACCGTGTCTGCGGCCGCACCCAACTTTGAAAAGAGAGGAGTTGTCTCGTATCGCTTCCGTAAAAGTAAAGAAAGCTCTGACCGCCTGTAAGCAGGCTGTCTCTTCCCGTGTGCTGGCGTTCTGTGTCATGGTCGTGTGCCTTGTGGCTACACTCAGTGTGACCGCTGCGAATCTGCGGCTGACCTACGTCACAGACTCCAATGGTGCCCGGCAGGTGATCCTCACCTCCGAGACCGACCCTGCACAGGTCATGAACCTCTCCGGCATCCAGTCCGAAGAAGGGGATCGGGTCTATTACACGGCCTACAGCGGCAACCTTGCCGCCCTGAACATCGAGCGCGCATTCTCCGTCAGCATCACTGCCGACGGTCAGGAGTACCCCGTCAAGATGGTGTTCGGCACCGTCGCCGACGCTCTGAAGCGCGCAGGTATCACTCTGGAGGGTGACGACTATACCGAGCCTGCTCTGGATCAGCTGGTGAGTGCAGGTTCCACCATCACGGTGCACCGCGTGGACTACACCGACCGTGTGGAGACGCAGGCCATCCCCTATGATACCGAGTACGTCTACACCAGCCTG